CCGCCTCGGCACGACCCTGCTCAGCCTGAATAGCAGAGTTATTTGCCTGTTCAGCCGTCCGCGCTCGCCTTTCCTCAGCCGCAATAGCATCGGCATTCACCTGCTCAACCCCTATGGCACGCTGTTGCTCAGTCACAATATCAGCGGCATTTGCCTGCTCAGCCGTCTGGGCACGACTGGTCTCAGCCGCAATATCAGCGGCATTTGCCTGCTCAGCCGCCTGGGCACGCGCAACCTCAGTGTCAAGATTGGTAGCAACTACGCTCGAATCATTGGAAGCCGATTGAGTGAGAGCCGCAATAGCATCGGCATTCACCTGCTCAGCCGCCAGGGCACGACTGGTCTCAGTCGCAATATCAGCGGCATTTGCCTGCTCAGCCGCTGAGGCACGACTGGACTCAGTAGAAATAGAAGCGACCAAGTTACCTTCAGCGCTAAAGGCACGACTGGTCTCAGTCGCAATAGCCGTGGCGTTTGTTGCGATATCAGTGACGTTTGTTGCGATATCAGCGGCATTTGCCTGCTCAGCCGCTGAGGCACGACTGGTCTCAGCCGCAATATCAGCGGCATTTGCCTGCTCAGCCGCCTGGGCACGACTGGACTCAGTAGAAATAGAAGCGACCAAGTTACCTTCAGCGTTAAAAGCACGCGCGACCTCAGTCTGAATAGCATCGGTATTCACCTGCTCAGCCGCCAGGGCACGACTGGTCTCACTCTGAAGACGCTGAGACAAATCTGCTTCCTGCGCCGTGGCACGAGCGGTCTCAGTCGATACCATGCTGATTAGAGTAGCAGATGCATTGGCATCGTCCCCAAGAGCTTGTGATAACTCATTCAAAGTATTAAGAGCATCGGGTGCGCCATCAACCAGGCCCGCAATATCGGTGTTAATTTTGTTCTCAAGTGAAGTTTGCAAGGCATTTAACTGCGACAACCTCACTGCATCGGTGGTCCTGCTACCTTCGTCGTTAAGGGTCAAGGAATCTAATGTAATAGATGTTTTAAGTGTAGACATTTTTTATATTCTTATTAATACGCAAGAAAAAAAAAATAAAGTTTAATTTAAACTAGAACTAATTTAAATTAGTTCTAATTTAAACTGAGTTAAATTTATTTTCTCGTTATTAAGAAATGTCTTTTGCAATATATGATACAACATGTGGCACTGGATCATTACAAGGTATAGCTGGTGAGCCAGGCCCACCAGGGGCACCCGGCCCACCAGGAGAACCCGGACCCCCAGGGGCACCCGGCCCACCAGGAGAATCTGGCCCGCCAGGAGAATCTGGCCCGCCAGGAGAATCTGGCCCACCAGGAGAACCCGGTCCCCCAGGAGCACAAGGTGAAAGTCAAATTAACATATTAGCCAATAACTTAGAAACAAAAGTACACACAGGAGAAAATATAGCATTTAACTCTGGTGTACTAAAGGACTTTGAGTACGTTGGTAATGGGTATCAATTCAATGGGGTTCAGAACGACATAATATTAATAAGGGCTAATATTCAATATAGAAGTCTTTCAACTCTTCCGTATGAAATTGTGACATTTGTAATAAAAGTTAATGATATCGAAAAATTCGATAGAAAATATGGTTTTGACATGAACGAACGTATAAAAGATGATTTTATACTAGAAATTAGTCCTGGAGATAAAATAGAATTCATATTAGAAGATCTACACATATCTGGATCTCCAGCTGCTGCTATAGAAGAGAAATCTTTCATCATTATACAGAGCTTGAGAATTTTTAAGGATCTGGATACAACTCTAATACCAATATGATAAGTTTTTATACTTTTTGAGTATAAAAATAGGATTGTGTGACAATTTGTTGGACCCTTAGAGTACAGGGAAGCCAAGGGCACCTCCGCTGATACGGATGATGTTGTTGTTAACCGCCGTGATGATGAATTCGTACGTCTGATCGAAGTCAGCACCCGAACCCTGCGCGCCACCTCCGGTCGCGCCAAGGACAGCCGCGGCAGAAGCCTCCGGAACGACGGAGACGTTGGTGAGCTTACCGTAGTTGGTAGATCCCATGGGGTCGAGGCAGATGAAGTCGAGAGAGTACGAGTACATGTGGTAACCGGTGTCGAGCGGGACAACCGGGGCATGGAAGTACGGGTTGACAAGAGAGAAGTAGTCCGAACCCATCTGTGCAAGACGGTTGGTGTTCTCGTAGATGAGCGAGGTCTGGAGGATCGGGTCCGAAGAACCACCAGGAGTGAAGCTAGTGATTCCGCCAGCGTTAGTAAACGGACTGTTAGTCATGTAGTTAGACCATTCAGCCTTGAAGGTACGGTTACGCACCGAGAAGAAGAGAACCTTGATGGCGTGGGAGAACCGTACATCAAACGACTGCTGCGCGTTGGTAGCCGGAGTGAATGCCTGGCGAGGAGCGGTCTGAACCTGCTCGATGAGGATATCACGCGGGGCACATGCCATGCGCTTACGCTCGTCGTTGGAAACGATCGCGTAATCGGCCCAGACCTGGGTGACACCAAGTCGCGGGGCACCACCCTGAAGATCGGCCGCATTAAGACTGACACGCTGGTCCGTGCCCGGTGCCGCGTTAGTATTGACACCGATGAGGAGGTCATCCCAGTCACGGAAGGCGAAGTTGATTCGCATCTCGTTGTAGGGAAGGGCAGCCGTGGGAAGGGCGACACCGCTATCCCGCGAGTAGAAGAACGGAAGCGGGAGGTTGAGGGTGAATGCCGGGATGGGAGTGCCAGCAGGCTGACCCTGAGTCATACCCGTGGCTCCTCCGAAGTTACCAATCATATTATTGTAGGCATTGCGCTTGCCTGCCGGAACCGTGAAGGCCGTCCAGAAGTCCAAGTGGTAGTTATCAAATCGGGCAGCCACAAGGTCGTTGAACGTAATGCAGCACTCACGAATGATGTTATGCATGAAGTTCCTGGTCCACCGAACAACCGTTGCATTGCTCGGGTTGTTAGTGAGAAGCTCAACCTGGGGAGTCTGAAGACGCAACCAGGTGTGAAGTAAGTAGTCACCAGCACGCGAGATGCTGACGGCCCACTCCTGACCGAAAGCCGGAGAGCCCGAAGCACGCGAAAGTACGACGGGGACCTGGGTGAACCACGTGGACTTACGAGTCTCACGAACGAAATACGCGGTAGCGTCGGGGCCACCATAGAGGTACTTCTCAATCTCGTCGAAAGTCGCAAGATCGATGAAGCCAGAGGTTACATTAGATGTGCAGATAGATGCCATTTTTATTAATAGAGCAATATTAAATTTTTAAATTACAAAAAAATACCTGAAACTTATGTCGATAGTAACCCGATATTTTTTAGACTACTATGGCTTTTGACAATGATTGTTCCAAGGAAGACACTGGAAGTTTGCCTCCATATGGCTAAGAGTCTTACCTATACAGAGCAATACATGGTTGGACCTCATAATTGTTAGTACGAAATATTAGAAGCATATACAACAAATATATCATTAAATAAATAAGATGTTCCAAACAATCTTTGTGTTATGGAGTTACTTAAACAAATCTATTAGAGAGACAAAGGACAATGTCTAATAATAATGTCTTAGCAATCGATGAGAAGATTCGTCAAAAATTTGAGAGCGATTACTCTAAACTCCCCTCATATAAGGAAAAATTAGCAGACTTGGAGAAATCATTAGGATCTGAAAGTTTGTCCGACAGACTACGTACCCGTATAGAGGGAGAATATGAAAGGTTAGCCAAGTACATCCAACAGGCTGAGAGTAGAGCAGAGCTTAATTTTTATATTGCCGAAAGTGTACAGATTATTGAGGAGTACAAGGCCATACTACGAAAACCTATTAAGGTGAAATTTATGGGTCGACCTAATAAAGGTAATAAGGATAAGAAGCGGCTTGTTAGAAAATATCTGGAAATAGCTCGAAAATACCTTGATATTACTAGTGAAGAAGATTCGAAACAAAGGTCGGTTATATGTGGAAACTGTAACAACAGGAAGGATTTTGACATTGTTAATCGGACTACTTACATATGCACGAATTGTTTTGCCCAACAAACAGTCATGAAGCACAATTCTTCTTACAATGATATAGACAGAGTCAACATATCTAGTAAATATATGTATGACCGCAAGGTACATTTTCGTGACTGTATTAAACAGTACCAAGGTAAGCAAAATTGTACGATCCCTGATATAGTGTACACAAAACTTGAGGAACAGTTTAATAAACATCACCTATTATGCGGCACTAAAGATGATCCTTACGAAGAAAGATTCCAAAATATAACCAAGAATCATATTTTAATGTTTCTAAAGGATCTGGGATATTCTAATCATTATGAGAATGTGCATCTTATACATAGCACATTAACAGGTATAAAAGCAGATGATATCAGTCATCTTGAAGATCAGCTACTTGATGATTTCGACGCTCTGACTGATCTATATGATCATAAATTTAAACATATCAATCGAAAGAACTTCATCAATACTCAATATGTTCTATATCAGCTGTTGCTTCGTCATAAGCATCCATGTAAAAAAGAGGAGTTTATCATACTTAAGACGATAGATCGTAAGCTTTTTCATGATGAGGTTTGCCAAGAATTATTTACGCATCTTGGATGGAATTCCACGCCTTTTTATTAAAAATAAAAAATGATTTAGGAAGACTTGCCTAAAAGTAAGGAAAATGTCCATTAGATTCAGCATTGAAACTACATATGATGATAGTGATAACGACGGAAATACCGTCTTATATCAGAGCTTTACTATGGGAGATTTAGTTACAAATCTAGACTCGTATACAGCCCTACAGGCATTCATGGCTATCAGTGAAAGCTTTAACATGGAAGAACGGCTCTTAACTAGAGCAATAAGGGAGAGTGAGAGGGATAGTGAATTACAACGCGATACTTCTAAATGTATAGCAGTTACATCTCGTAAATTCGAAGAGGCTAAAGATAGTGATAATCAATGTAGCATATGTGTGACTAAGTTTGCAGCGGAACAAGACTTAGTAACATTGCCTTGTAATCACACATTCCATAAGAAATGTATTGAAGAATGGGGTCATTACAAAGCAGAGTGCCCTTTGTGTAAGAAAAGCATCCCTATTGTAAAAGAAAATCTAGCAGATGATAAAGATGGTATGGAACAAACTAACACAGCTATGGAATGACAGAGGCTTCGAGATTTGTTTAGGACTTTCTGTGGCCGCATTAATAATTTTTGCTCTTTACAATAAATTTAAAGGGACTCGAGGAACGTACTCCAAACCCGGACAATATTTTGTAGCCCCTACCACTAGAAAGCCGCACGGTGTTAAAAGAGGACCTCCGAAAGAAAGCAAAGGTGAGGCCCAATGCCGACAAGTATTACAGAGCCTATTTAATAAACCTTTCCCGTCACAAAGACCAGATTTTTTACGTAATCCAGTAACTGGAGGTAATTTTAATCTGGAACTTGATTGTTACAATTCTGATCTAAGACTTGCAGTAGAATATAACGGAGTGCAACATTACAAATTTACTCCTTATTTTCACCGAAGTAAGGATCACTTTATGAATCAGAAGTACAGAGACGACATGAAAAGGCGTATCTGTAAAGATAACAGCATAGTATTAATAGAAGTACCATATACAGTAAAACATGACCAAATTAGACAATTCTTGATTAATGAACTACGCAATCACGGATACCTAAAATAACAATTTATTTTAAGCATTATAGCTAAATGACTGATAGTGAGTTGACCGCAGATACTTTATTATATTACACTAGTGATAGTGATGTACTACCTTACTGTGTCTACTATTCGATAAATCATGGCGAATCCATATATAGGGCCTATGTATCAGCTCCTAGTATTACTAAGGTTGATAACCAAATAAGGTACCAGTGTTTACCCCCAAATTCTTTGGATCCCTATGGGAACTGGACATTGGCATTTACCTTTTACGCTATGAATCCTATGTTAAGACCTATTCCTTCAGGTATGTCCCTATTTTGTGCACAAAAGAACAGTTCGTATCCATGGGATACAGTGAGTATACGAGTTGTTTACGATCCGTATGACGTAGATAACGATTGTGTTTATTTCATAGCTTATAATAAACCTGTTCCTTGGACTAAACCTTTATTTGTGCATACCAAAGGTAATATAGATTTTCCGGTTGTAGCCTTTCCCTCTTGGGACCCAAATCCTCCTGGTAAAACAACAGCAGGAAAGTATATACAGATTAATTCAGACAAGATTTTAACACAGCCTATACATAAATGGGTGGGGTCACAATCAACACAGGCGAATATAGAGAATGTTATAGAGCCAGAAGGTACAGGATTGGTAGGATGGAAACACGCAGCTATATTTCCCTTTTTCGTATTATCTCCTGACACTTTTGGCCCCCATTACGAGAAAATT